GAAGGGCTCTCGCAGTCCTGCGTCGAGTTCGCTGCGATTGCCGCGAAGATCGTCTTCCTCGTCCATCCGGGCGCGGTGACGGACATCGGCGAGGTCAACCGTGCGCGCTCCGGCGATGCCGTCGGGGGTCGCAAGGAAGACATCGACGTCCTCCAGCTCGAAAAGTACGCGGACTTCCAATCGGTCAACGCCGTCATCGCACGCCTCGAAGAGCGCCTCTCGCGCGCCTTCCTGTTGCGTAGCGGTCTCGTGCGCGACGCCGAGCGCGTCACTGCGGAGGAGATCCGCGGAACCGCGCAGGAACTCGAAGACACCCTCGGCGGCGTCTACACGGTGCTCGCGCAAGAAGAGCAGATGCCCTTTATCAAGCGGCACCTGCACATCCTGACGCGCACCGGTGAGATCCCGCCGTTCCCTAAGGGCACGGTGTCGCCTGTCGTCGTGACGGGCTTCCAAGCGCTCGGGCGCAATCACTCGCTCAACAAGCTGCGAGGCGCGCTCGCCGACCTGCAAAACATCTTCGGTCCCGAAGGGATGCTGAAGATCCTCAACCCGACCACCGTCGCTACCGACGTGCTGCTCGGTTGGGGCGTCGAGAACGCTTCGTCGAAGGTCAAGAGCCAGGCGCAGATCGCGCAAGAGAACGCTGACGCACAGCGCGCCGCGCTGATGCAAGAGCTGCTGTCGAAAGGCACCGGCCCAACCATCAAGGGCATCGCGGACGGCGTGAACAAGTAAGTGAGGAGGAAAAGTGGCAGAAGAGAACGTCGCCGGCAACGGCGAGACCAACACCGGCGAGGAAGTACAGCTCACGCCGGAGCAGCAAGCGCTCGCGGACAAGTACCGCGCGCAGTTCGCCGAAGCGAACCCGGCCGGCAACCCCAACGCAGCCGAGAAGCCCGCCGAGGGCGAGGGCGAGAAGAACAAGCCCACGCGCCCCGAGCACATCCCGGAGAAGTTTTGGGATGCCGAGAAGGGCGAGGTTCGCGTCGACGAGCTGGCGAAGAGCTACACCGAGCTGGAACGCAAGAAGGCCGAGCAGCCGAAGCCGAAAGAAGGCGAAGAGGCAAAGCCCGGCGAGAACGGAGAAGGCGAGCAAGAGATCGCGCACGCCGAAGCGCTGAAGGAGTTTCGCTCCCTGCGCGACCAGGCGACGGAGCTGCTCTCCAAGGGCGAGCCGCTGACGGATGACATCTACGCCAAGATGGAGAAGGCCGTCGGCCTGACCCGCGATGACGTCGATGCGTTCATCGCCGGCCAGCAGGCCCTCGGTCAGCTCGCGAAGTACCAGGTCCACACCGAAGCCGGTGGCGAGGACAGGTACAAGGCGATGATCGACTGGGCGCGTGCGAACTACTCGCCCGAGGAAGTCCAGGTCTACGACCGCGACATCCACTCCGGCGATCCGAACGTGCGCCTCGCGGCCGTGCGTGGCCTGAAGGCTCGCTTCGCGCAAGCGAACGGCGAAGAGGGCCGCAGTGTCACCAATGGTGGCAACGGCAATCGCGCCTTTGATGGCTACGAGTCCGGCGCGCAGATGCGTGCGGACATGCGTGACCCCCGCTACAAGAAGGACTCCGCGTTCCGTGCAGAGGTTGCTCGCAAGGTCGCCGCAGCGCGAGCCGCGGGAATTGACCTCGCTCTCACCTAAGAACCGGCAGCTCCCTCGCATCCCCAAAAGCTTCGAGCTGGGACCGCACACCTACACGGTCCACATCGTCTCGGACAAGGAGATGCGTGAGGCATGTCGCCGGCACGGGGATCCGCTGGAAGACGACGAGCTTGCTCCTCGCGGCCTTACGGCCTGGGAAGCACGCAAGATCTACGTCCAGCGCGTCTCCCGTGAACACTCCAAGGTCAGCCAGTGGCACACCTTCTGGCATGAGTATTTCCATGTGCTGATCGACGCCACCGGGCGCGAGCGCATGGCACGAGATGAGGTACTCGTGGACTCCCTTGGTGTCCTGCAAACGCAGGCAATGAAGACCATGAAGTTCTGACGCATACGGCCGGTGTTCCTCCTCCACCGGCCCCGAGCCCCGCTACCGGGCTCCGCGGCCGGCGCCCGCGTCAACAACCGCCCTTGGAGAGCGTAGCGCAGCTTGGCAGCGCGCGGGGCTCATAACCCCGAGGTCGTCGGTTCGACTCCGACCCTCTCCACCACATTCGCGCGCGACTAGGACGTCGCGTGCACAGCTCCGCTCGACCTAACCCCACGAGTACGAGAAGCCCTGCTACGGCGGGACAACTTCGTCTGAAAGGAAAGGACAAGTCGGAGGGGCACAAGCACCACCCGTGTCCACCCCCTCTCAAGGATTCATCTACCAATGGCAAATGCCAATCCGTCGCGCCTCGGCCAGGACAAACTGACCGGTGCGACCGACGCCCTCTTCCGTGACGTCTTCGGCGGCGAAGTTCTGACCGCCTACGAGATGGCGGCGAAGCTGCGCGGTACCGTGCGTACCCGTCGCATCACCAACGGCAAGAGCGCCACGTTCCCCGCGGTCTACAAGGCTGCCGGCCAGTACCACACGCCGGGTGCCGAGATCGTCGGTCAGAACATCCCGCACACCGAGCTGACCGTGACGACCGACGATCTCCTGATCGCCGATGCGTTCGTGGCTCAGATCGACGAGCTGAAGAACTACTACGACGTCCGCGCTCCGTATTCCGCGGAGCTGGGTCGCGCCCTGGCCGTGATCGACGACCGCATCATCTCGATGTCGCTGATCGCCGCGGCTCGCGGTGCCGAGCTGTTCACCGGTGACGGCGGCGGCTCGAAGGTCCAGGAGACCGACATCTCGGGCTCGGCCGACTTCACCGCTTCGGGTTCCGACCTGTGGGCGGCCTTCTCCAAGTCCGTGCAGGCCATGGACGAGAAGGACGTGCCGGTCGACGACGTTCCCGTCCACGGTACCGTGCTGCCCGCGCAGTGGTACCTGATGGCGAACAGCGAGAAGAACATCAACAAGGACTACGGCGGTTCGGGCGAAGAGGTCCGGCGCCACATCCTTCGCGGTGTCATGGGCGTCGACGTCATCAAGTCCAACGCGCTGCTGTTCGGCAAGGACGTGACCGCGTACAACGCGAGCACGAACACCGACGGCCTCGTGGGCAAGCCGAACGACGTCAAGTACGGCCTGCCGGCCAACTTCCCGTCGCGCTACCAGGCCGACCTGACCGGTTCGACCGGCCCGGTGGGTCTCGTGTGGACGGACGCCGCCGTCGCGCGCCTCGAACTCCTGGGCGTGCAGATGGAGATGGGCTGGGACATGCGCCGTCAGGGCACCCTGATCCTGGCGAAGATGTCCGTGTCCGCCGACAAGCTGCGTACGAAGTGCGCGGTCGAGATCGCCAAGTCGTAATCGACTGATCTCACCCTAGAAAGACCCTAAGCCCCCTTGGAGAAATCCGAGGGGGCTTTTTTTCATCCCAACGGAACCCGTCATGGCCCTCGAACAAACCCTCGCGCCGACCACCGCGCTCGAAGCGATCAACGACATGCTGTCCAGCATCGGCCAGGGCGCGGTGAACAATGTCGAAGAGAACGAGTCGGTCGACGCAACGTCGGCACTCGCGATCCTCGTCAACACGTCGCGCGAGATTCAAGAGCGCGGCTGGTTCTTCAACACCGACTACAACTACTCGTTCTACCCGGACCAAAACGGCGAGATTGTCCTGCCGCCTACGGCGCTGCAATTCGAGCCCGATGACACCTGGCGTGGGCAGGTAGTCGAGCGCGGTCGCAAGCTCTACGACCGCGAGAACCACACCACCGAATTTGCTGCCGGCACGGTCATCACTGGCCGCGTCGTGTGGCTGCTGGCCTTCGAGGATCTCCCTCAGGCCGCCCGCACTTACATCCATCGCCTCGCCGGCCGCGTGTTCCAAGAGAACCAGGTCGGTGCGGACTTGGCCTATCGGTTCACCAAGGAACGCGAGGAAGAGGCACGCGCCGCGCTGGATCGCGCGCAGCTCCGCGCTGATCGCCCGAACGCGCTGCTCGACAACGCGCACACCTACTGGACCGCGGCCGGCTACCGTCGTCGGAGCTAACTGATGCTCGTCACCCGCCAGATTCCCGCACTGTGGAACGGCGTCTCGCAACAGCCTGACCCCGTGCGACTGCCGTCGCAGTGCGCGGAGCAAGTCAACTGCTGGTCCTCCGTCATCGACGGAGTGAGCAAGCGCAACCCGTCCGAGTTCCTGGCTCTGATGCCGAACGGCTCCGTCAACAGCGGCGCCGCGATGCACATCATCAACCGCGACACGTCCGAGCGCTACATCGTCGTCGTCGACGCACTCCGCATCCGCGTGTTCGACATGACCGGGCAGGAGAAGACGGTCAACGCGCCGCTCGGCTGGGGCTACCTGTCCCTCGACTTCGGCATTCGCGCGGCGCAGGGCTACACCCTGATGACCGTCGCGGACTACACGTTCGTCCTAAACAAGACGAAGCGCGTCGGGCTCCTGCCTGTCGGCGCTGACCATGATCCGCCGACGGGCGACTACTGGTGGCTCAATCGCAAGCCGAAGCCGGTGTCGCAGATGGCCTCCATCCAGTCCCCGGTCCTGAGCGGTGAGGGCGGCAACGGTGGCGGCACGCCGCTACGCATCGTCAGCAACCCGACGCCCGCGGATCCCACGGCGAACCCCACGGGCCACCTGAAGGGCACCAAGCAGACCCTTCAGGATCTCCCCACGTCCGGCAACGCAAACGGCGACGTGTGGCAGATCGTCGGCACGAACGAGGATGCGTTCGGCACCTACTACGTCATCTACGAGAACGGCGGCTGGTACGAGTGCGTCAAGCCGGGTCTCCAGAACATGATCGACCCGCTGACGATGCCGCATGCGCTGATCCGCAACGGCGACGGCACGTTTACCTTCGGCCCCTTCGCATGGGAGCCGCGCCACGTCGGCGACGACAACACCAACCCGCATCCGTCCTTCGTGAACCGCAAGATCCGCGACGTGTTCTTCCACAAGAACCGCCTGGGCTTCGCGGTCGACGAGGGTGTCGTGATGTCGCGCGCTGGTGCGTTCGGCACGTTCCACCGGCTGACCGTCACGGACTACCTCCAAGACGAAGTGATCGACATCGCTGCGTCCGAGACCCAGGTCACGAAGATCGAATACGCGGTGCCCTTCGGCGCCTCGATGATGCTCTTCAGCGACCAAACGCAATTCCAGCTCACCCACAAGGATGTCCTCGCGGGTGGCACGGTGTCGCTCGACGTCACCACTCGGTACCCGACGGTGCCCGGTGTGCGTCCCGCGCCGGCCGGTAGCGACGTCTATTTCGCGTCGCACGCCTCGGGCTGGGGCAAGCTGCGAGAGTATTACGTCAACACCGACGGGATCTCGCTCGATGCGGCGGATGTCAGCGCGCACGCCGCGCAATACATCCCCTACGGCATCATCTCGGTGCAGGCCGCGCCTGAGTTCGACGCAGTGTTCGTCCTGACCTCGGGCGCCCGCAATCGCGTCTACGTCTACAAATACTTCTGGCAGACGGAGACGGAGAAGGCGCAGAGCGCTTGGCACTATTGGGAGTTCGAGCCGCTGGCCGAGGTACGCGCGTGCGTGCAGCTCGGCGGCTACCTCTATCTCCTCGTGCATCACTACCGCGACGACACCAGCGGCTTCGCTTACGTGTCACTCGAACGCATCGCGCTCTTCAAGGTCGATGCGCCGTTTACGGTCATCGACGGCGACCCGGAGACCGGCTACCAGGTTCACCTGGACCGCCGCTGGCTCTACGACAAGATCTCTGGCGGCATTCAGACCGCGGACTCGGACTACTACGACGTCACGCTGCCCTACTGGGTGCCTGAGTCGGATCGAGGCCGCTTCCGTGTGGTCAAAGCTTCGTCGGGCGAACCGGTGCAGATCACCGAGTGGTTGTCGACGCAGAAGTTCCGCACGAAGACGAAGCCTGATCGCTGGTTCTGTGGCCTTGCCTATGAATCGCGCTACACGTTCTCCAAGCAGTTCATGCTCAACGGACGTGGTGAAGCGGTCCTGTCGGGCCGGCTTCAGCTCAAGACGTTCAGCGTCTACTTCACGGACACGGGCTACTTCCGCGCAGAGATCAAGCCGTACGGCGAGAACTCGCAGACCGTCATGGTTCGCGAGTACCCGGCCAACCTCGGCTCTGTGATTGGCAGCGGTGCCATCGGTGCGCCTTCCTTCCAAGACGGCAAGGCGACGTTCGCGGTGCAAGCGAATGCGCGCGAAGCGGAGATCTCTCTCGTCAACGACTCCTACCTGGGATTCACCTTCCACTCCGCCGAGTGGGAAGGCTCCTACTTCAACCGAGCGCGCTAATGAAGAACGAGATTGTCCCGGCCACTCTGGAGCACGCGGAGGCCCTGGCCCCGCGGCTCCGTCAGGCTGACCGAGACGAGATCAAAGCAGCGGCAGGGGAAAGCGCGGACATCGCACTCACGATGTCCGTCGCTGGCTCCATCATGGCCTGGGCGTGGCTCGTCGACGGCGAACCCGTCGCGATCTTCGGAGTTGCTGCAAGCCCCCACAAGGCCATGACGGGAATCCCCTGGTTCCTCGCTGCGCCCGAGTTCGAGACGCAGAAGGTCTACTTCCTCCGCAACTGCGGCGTCTACATCGACGAGATGCACGACTACTTCCCCATCCTGGAGAACGTCGTGGACTGTCGCAACACCACGAGCATCCAGTGGCTCGCCTGGGCCGGCTTCGCCATGTGCGAGGTCTACCCCTTCTACGGCGTCCAGCGGATGCCCTTCATTCGATTCGCAAAAGTACGGGAGAGCTGACGCATGTGCTGGGTCGCAGCTATCCCGTGGATCGTCGCAGGCATCGCGGCGGTCGGCTCCTATGAGCAGAACAAGGCGCAGAACCGCGCCATCAAGAACCAGCAGAAAGCTCTCGCGGTCCAGAACCAGGTCCGACAAGACGAGATCAACCAGCAGACCGGCAACGAGGTCAACGAGATTGCGCGTGCCGCTCGTCGTGAGCGTGCCGCCGCGCGTGTCGCTGCTTCGGAGTCCGGCATCAACCTGGGCTCGGGCTCGTTCCTGGCGATGCTCCAGGAGTCTTCGGTCAACCAGTCGATCAACTCTGGCCTCACCCTGAAGAACGGCGCGAACGCACAGCGCGCCCGCGACGCTTCCTATCGCTCCAACCTTGCAGCCCTCGTCACCAAGTCCGGCCTCGGCATCGCCCTCGATGCGGTGGGCTCCGGCGTCAGCGCCTACTACGGCGCCGGTGGCACTGGCTACTTCGGCCGCCAGCCTGGCCGCGGCTAACTGAGGAACCCCCATGACCCGTCCCACCACGCGCCGTCCTACGGTGCGAGTGCAGGTTGCGCTCGACCACGAGGCGCCGCAGCTAGGCGTCGTCGCGCCGACGAACCTGCCGATGCCTGCGGTCCAGGAGAGCGGCCTCTCGCAGCTCGTCAAGGCGCTCGGCATCGGTGCCACGGTCGCCGGCCACGCCGCTCAGGCTCGCCAGGAGTTCGACTTCAAGCAGGGCCAGGCGGACGAGCAACTGGGCAATGCGGACATGGCGCGTGCGAAGAAGTCGCGCGCCTACGCCGACGGCGCCTACCAGGTCGCAATCCTGGAGCAGTACCACGATGCCGAGCAGAAGGTCTCCGAGCGCGCGGCGAGTGACGAACTCGACAAGAGTCGCCCGCTCGATGAGCAAGTTGCCGTCGTCGACGGATGGATGAAGAGCGAGCTGGGTCCGCTGATCGCGGATCCGCGCGCGAAGCTCCTGATCGGTGAGCGGTACAAGCAGTTCATCGACACCTTCGCCGGCAATGTCCTCAAGGGCCAGGCCGAGAACAACGCGAAGGCCGCCGAAGACATGGCGTTGCAGGACATCTCGTCGCAGCTCGACAAGACCGGCACCTTCAACTGGGATGAGCAGTTCCATCGGCTGTACTCGCAGACCGGCGACGCCACGCGCTCGAACGCTGTACTCGTCGGCATCGTCGCGCAGCAGATCGAGAACGCCGCCACCAACGGTCAGGACTACAAGCACTTCCGCGACCTGATCCCCTCGGAGGTCATCGGACCGAACGGTGAGAAGCTGCCGGGTCCGATGTACTCGCCGAAGTACCGCGGCATCATCAACACCGCGATGGCGCAAGCCGAGAACCAGTACGACCACTTCTACAAGCAGCAGTACGCGGCCGGTGAGTACAAGGCGCGCACGAAGCTCGACGAAGACCTCGCGAACGGCGTGCCGATCACGCAGGACTCCATCGCGGCCTATGGGTTCACCGTAGGCGACGATCCGTCCGACCCGCTGTCGCCCGCGACGGCCGCGCAGTACATCCAAGCGTCGCAGATTGCGCTGTCCAAGAAGAACCAGGCCGAGGCCGACTTCGAGGGCGCGCTCGATGCGCGCAAGGTCACTGGTCGGTGGGTCTCGATCACCGGCATGCCCGGTGCGCCGGACTCCGACGAAAAGACGCAGAAGATGTACGACGGCTGGGTGCAAATGGTCCTCACGGGCCAGGGCGCTCCCGTCGAAGCTCTCGGCGGCAATGGCCTGGTCGGCAACCCCGATCTCGTCGCCGCCGTCGCGAACCTCTCGGCGCAGGAAGGCATGGCCTACGGTCCGCTGAAGCGTGACCTCTCAGGCGTCAGCCAGGCCGCTCCCGGCGACCTGATCGCCCGCATGGATGCCTACAAGGTCCTGAAGGCGAAAGGCGTCGTAGGCCAGTACGTCGACGACGACGCGGCGCTCATGTACGAGGTCGCCATCGGCGCGCAGGATGCCGGCGAGGACAAAGACGGAATCGCCGAGCGTGTCCGCACGATGGGCGACAAGGCCACCGCGGCCTACGTCGCGTCGCAGATGCAGAAGGTCAAGGTCCGCAAGACGGGCTTCGACGTCCCCACTGGTGGCGGCTTCCTCATGTTCGGCGACGAGGTTCGCTCGACGAAGGCGATGAACGCCGGCTACCTGGCCTCGAAGTACGAGGCGCTGACGGCCGCGGCGCTGACGAAGGATCTCTCGCTCGAAGACGCACAGAAGTTCGCCGAGGAGCGCATCAAGCAGACGCACGTCGCCCTCGCGATCCAAGGCAAGTGGGCCGTGCTGCCGAAGTCGGCGGTGCAGGATCCGACGACGCTGGAGAAGGCAATCGACTGGTACTCCAGCGAACTGCCGAACCTGGCGAAGAAGCTGAAGATCCCGGCCGACGAGCCTCTCACCATCAACCCCCGGTACGACATCAACGGGCGCGGACTGGCGTTCGAGGTCGACCGACAAGGTGGCGTGTCCACCGGCACGGTGTTCACCGCGGCCGGCCTGATCGACACGTATCGCCGTCGGTTCCCCGATACGACCCGTCAGCAAGTCGTGCAGAAGAACCGCGCGATCCAGGCGATCAACCGCCAGGGTCAGAACTTCGACACGACCGACCAATCCCTCAACCCCGCGAATCGTCCGGGCCACGAGTAAAGCAGGAGTCCAATGGCAGACCGCATGTTCCCCATCGAGGAGACGGACAACTACGTCCGCTCGATCCTCTCGAAGGCGGGGAAGATCAAGAAGGGCGCCACCGATGAGGAAGTGCTGAAGCATCTCCTCCCGCACGTCATCGCCCAAGAATCGGGCGGCAATCCGCGCGCTGTGTCCGCGAAGGGCGCAGTGGGCGTGATGCAGACGATGCCGGAGACGCTGCGCGCTCCTGGCTTCGGTGTGGCGCCGGCTGCCGACGACTCCGACGAAGAGCGTGCGCGTGTCGGGCGCGATTACCTGGCGGCGATGATCCATCGCTATCCAGGCCGCCCCGACCTCGCGCTCGCCGCATACAACGCTGGTCCCGCTCGCGCTGACGAGTGGGCGAAGCAATCGCTCCCGTTCCGCGCCTCGTCGGGGATCGAGGGCATCACCCACGTCGCGGAGGGCCTCGGCCCTTTGCCGACCGCGGAGGATCCTGAGCAACAGCAACGGGTCGGCCTCCGCACCTTCATCACCGACGTCATCGGTCGAGACTTCTCGACGAGCGCGATCATGCGCGCACACGAGGACGCCGGTATCCAGTTCGATCCGAACTTCGACCTCGGCCAGCTCTCCGACAAGGAGTGGAAGCAAGTCACCGAAGGGATCCCTGAGGAATACTGGAGCGGCCTCGCGATGGCCTCGTCGCGCGCCCACCTGGATCTCCTGGCGATGCGCTTGCGCGCCTCGATGCAGGCGGAGAAAGAGATCGCGCAGTACGGTGGCTGGGGCGTTGCAGGGCGCATCGCACTGAACTTCATGGATCCCGTCGGCCTCGCCATCGGCTTCGGCACGGGCGGCGTCGGTGTCCTCTCGAAGGAAGAGCGGCTGCGCCGCGCGATCACCGCAGCACGCACCGCTGGGCGCCTCGAAGAGGCGAGCGCTGGCGTCAAGGCGCTGGAGAACATCTCGCGTGCTTCCGCCTGGAAAGGCGCGGGCGTCGCGGCCGGCGAAGCCTTCGCGGTCAACGCGGCCTTCGAGGCCGGCGTCGACGAGGGCGATCCGACCCGCGACGGTTGGGACGTTCTGGCGGCCGGCATCACGGCCGGCTTGCTCGGCGGCGCGACGACGCGCGTGTTCAACGGCCGCGCGCTGCGCGACTTGCAGCACGCCTACGTGCGCGAGCGCAACCTGCTGGACGTCGCCGAGCTGAACCACAAGCTCGACTCGCAGAAGCTCGAACTCTCGAACCAGCTCGCCGATCTCGGCACCGCGCGCGAGTCGCTCCTCAACTACGACCCGCACGTCAGCCGCGCTCAGGCTGACCTGGACGCGCTCAGTGCGCATCTCCGCGAGACCGCGGACGCTCGCCGCAGTGCACTCGCACAGCAGGCCACGGGCGCGTTGAAGCGCTCTGAGCTGGCTGCCCTGCGCCGCGAGACCGAAGGGCTCCGCAAGCAGATGCGCCAAGCCGACACGCTCCAAGCGGACGTCGAAGCGCGGATGCTGAAGGAAGACATCGCCTCCATGGGCGAGGCGGAAGCCACCTCGAAGCAGCGCACGAAGCTGCGTCAGGGCGCCGCCAAGCTCGAAGCGCAGCAGCGCATCGAGACGATCCGCTCGAACCTCCAGCGCGCCGAAACGCTCCTGGGGCGCCACACCGCGGCCGAAGAGGCCCGTGTGGAACTCCGTCGCGTGGAACGCGCCGCGGCGAAGGGCGACCATCTCGGGATGCTCGACGCCGAAGGGCGTGCCGCACACGCGGACCGCGAGCTGGCTGCGGTGCAGCAGCTCCGTCGGGCGACCGACGCCCGCGACCTGGCCGTAAAGGGCCTGGACGAGCGCAAGGCGGCCCTCGAAGGGAAGCTGGCTGGTATCGAGCAAGCTCGTGCGGCCGGCGTCCAGGCGGCCGATAGGGTCGCTCAGGAGCGCCTGTCGGCGTTCGGCGAGGACACCCTGTCGGCGGCCCGATTCACCGGCTTCGACGAAGGGACGCATCCCCACCTGGAAGGCCAGGACATCGGCCTCCCCACGGTCGGGAAGATGAAGCTGGCCGCCGCGGTGCGGCATGGCCCGCTGGCGACCTTCAGCGGCATCCTGCGCGGCTCCTCGAACCCTGTCGTCCGCAAGATGCTGGGCCCGCTGGTCGGCAACGCCACCGGCAACGTCGACCGCAGCGCCAACATCGTCGGCGCCAGCGAGATCCACGCGCGGATCCACGAGTCGATGACGGCGAAGTTCTACTCGGCCGTCGAGCCCGCCTACAAGGACTGGGCCGAGCGCAACGGCATCGGCTTGTTCGAGCGTCAGACGCGCCCCGCGCGCGAGCGCTTCATGTCCGAGCTGGGCCTGCACATCCGCGGCCAGGACTCGGCGGATCCGGCGATCATCAAGGCTGCCGGCAAGATCCGCTCGCTGTTCGCGGACTACCTGCGCCAGGCGAAGGAAGCCGGCGTCAAGGGCCTCACCGAGGTCGAGATCAACGACCACTACCTACCGCGCGTGTTCGACTTCAAGCGCGTGCACGACATCGAGAAGGACATCGGCTCGCCGAACATGCGCCTGTTGGTGCAGAAGGCGATCCAGGCTGCGAACGACGACATCCCGGATAAGATCGCGGCGAAGCTCGCCGACCACTACGTCACGCGCATGAAAGAGTTGCGTGTGGGCTCCGACGCTCGCCTGATGCAGGGCGTGGGCTGGGATGATGTCGCGTTCCTGCGGCGCTTCCTGCAAGAGAGCGGCGTGGACTCGGCGGAAGTCGAGGACCTCGTGGGCGAGCTGTCGAAGCTCAACCTCGCGCGCCTCGGGAAGCAGGAGGGATCCTTCCGCAACGCGAAGATGCGGCAGCAGTTCGACGAGAACTACTCGTTGCGCTTCCGCAGCCAGAACGCGGCACGCGAAGGCCGAGAGGCCGACGTCGAGGTCCGCATGTCGGATCTCTTCGAGAACAACGTCGAGGCGCTCTACGGGCGCTACTCGCGCTCGGTGTCGGGCCACATCGGCCTGGCGAAGATCGGCATCAAGTCCCGCGCGGACTTCGATGCGCGCATCAAGCACATCGAGCGGGAACTTGCCGACGATCTCGACGAGCTGAAGCGCGTCAAGGAAACCGCGGAGGTCGCCTACAAGATCATCACCGGTCAGCCTGTGCAGGAAGCAACGGCGCTCACGCGCCTGGGCCGCGCCGCGCGCGACTACAACTTCGCGACGACGATGAACCAGGTCGGATGGTCGCAGTTCCCCGACACGGCCGGCTTGCTCGGCAAGGGATACCTTCAGTGGACCCTGCGGGAGTTCTTCGACGGCGGAGCGTTCAAGCTCTTCCGGCGCACCGATGGCTCGCTCGACGACGCCTTCGCCCGTGAGCTGGAGGAATGGCTCGGTGTCGGCACGGACTTCCACAACAACGCGCTGTTCTCGTCCTTCGACCCCGGTGAAGAGCTTGGCCTGAAGGGCGCTCTCGGCAAGACCGAGCACGGACTGCGCGTCCTGGGTCGCGGTACGCAGATCATGTCGGGCATGGCGTGGATTACGTCCTTCGCACAGCGAATGGTCGCCCGCAACATCGTCCAGCGCCTCAACAAGGAGATCTCGCGCGGCGGCGGCTTCAGTGCCGAACGCATGGCGCAGCTCGGGCTGGATCCCGACATGGCGAAGCGAATCGCCGAGCAGATCAAGGCGCACACGGAGACTGTCACCGGCGACTTCGGCGGCAAGGTCAAGATCGTCAACTGGGCGAAGTGGAACGACGTCGAAGCGCGCGATGCGATGCTCTACTCGGTGTTCCGCGAAGCGCGGCGCCTCGTGCAGGAAGAAGACCTGGGCGACACGGCGAAGTGGATGCACTCGAACTGGGGCAAGATCCTGATCCAGTTCCGCCGCTTCGCGATGGTGTCGTACAGCAAGCAGCTCCTCGCCGGTATCGCGCTGCATGATGCCGAGGAAGCCTCGCGCTTCGTGATCTCGATGGTCATGGCCGCGATGGCGTACCAGGCGCGGCACGAGATCGCGATTGGAGGCATGGAGGCCGCTGGCGTCGACCAGGACACCATCGACAAGTACCGCGAGAAGTTCCTGGGCCCCGACCGCTTGGCGGCTGCGGCGTTCGCGAACAGCTCCTATTCGGCGATGTTGCCGGCACTCATCGACACGGGCGCAAGCCTGTCCGTCGGCGAGCGCTTCTTCGACACCCGCGCGAGCGGACTCGGCAGTGACATCATCACCGGCAACCCGACCTACACCGCGCTCTTCAAGAACCTGCCTCGTGCAGTGAGCGGCGTAGCGCAAGCGGTGCTGCGTGGAGATCGCCAGTTCGACAAGACGGACGCGAATGCGATCCGACGGTTGATCCCCTGGAACAACCTGCTGGGTCTCGATCCGCTGTACCAAGCGCTGACGAAAGACCTCCCGGAGAAGGACGAAGACTCCGACCCGGAGTCGGTCGACTGGTTCCTTCAGAACTAACACACGGGGCCCTTCGGGGCCCCAACGCTTTTCTCAGAGAGACCTATGGCTTACGCACCCTACACCCTGACGATCCCGAGCGGATTCGCGGGCGTCATCACGCTGCCCTTTGCGTACATCGACCGGTCGCACGTCAAGGTGTACTACAACGGCGTGCTGAAGACGAAGGACACGGATTACACCTACCTCTCGACGAGCCAGATCCGCCTCTCGCCGATTCCCGCGACGGGGACGGTAGTGAAGCTCGAACGAGCGACGCCCGCCGAACCGCTGGTATCGTTCGTCGCCGGAGCCGTGATTCCGGTGCAAGACCTCAACACGGCGATGCTCCAGGCGCTCTATCGCGTCGAGGAGCTAATCATCGCTTCGGCGCCCTCGGTCGCATACGCGGACCTGACGGGCGTTCCCGCGACGTTCCCGCCCGCGGCCCACATCCACGACGCGGGCGACATCACGTCGGGCGTCCTGAATCCGCTTCGAGTTGGTACCGGCACGCCGGACGGCACGAAGTTCCTGCGCGACGATGGCTCGTGGCAAGTTCCTCCGTCCGCCTCGGGCGTGTGGGGGGCGATCACCGGCACCATCGCCGACCAGCCCGATCTTCAGACCGCGCTCGACGGCAAGGCCGACCAGGCGCACACGCATCCCATCGACAACATCGACGGATTGCAGGACGCGCTCGACGCGAAGATTCCGACCGCATCGGCCAGCACCATTGGCCTGGCAATCCTGGGCGCAAGCACCGCGCAGAACGCGCGCACCGCGCTGAACATCTACGTCACCCCGACGGCTCCTTCGTCGCCTGCTGACGGAGCGCTCTGGATCTACTGATGAGCCTTCAACGATTCTCGCCCGTCACGAATACCTGGGTGAATCCGTCGAAGGCGCAGCGGTACAACGGGACTGGACTGTCGCCCGGCTGGGTGTCGCTTCAGTGGGTGAAGGAGTGGGTCGCGAGTCAAGGCCAGTGGATCTCTCGCTGGCCAATTCCGAAGGCGCTGATTACCGACCGGACCCTTTCGGTTGGCAGCGGCGCACCCGATCCCAACTCGCTGAGCACCTGCGGCTATCGCATTAACGCGAACGGCCAGGCAGAGATGCAGACGCAAGGCAACTACTTCTCGCTGGAGAAGTGGCTCAAGGCCGGCACCGCCGACCAGTTCGCCGTGCGCGCAACGCATCTCAATTCGCCCGATCTTCCGCAGGGCTTCGCTCTCGACACCTGGCACTCCGCCACGCTGTCGCCGGAATGGTGGGTCCAAGGCACGGTCAACGCGCCGAAAGACTCCTACCTCCAGATCGACATCGCCTATGTCGATACCGACATCACCCTTTACGACACCGCCGGCAACCCTTTGCTGGACACGGACGGAAACCCCATCACCATCGCAGGCCCGGCGTACACGGTGCTCGACGGCGCCAAGGTCGGCTTGCGAGCGGGTAAGTGACATGAAAACGGAAATGTTTAGCGGAGCTGCTGTAAAGGTCCTCACCGGCATCGCAACGGCCGCGAGCCTCGCAGGAGCCACCGCGATCATCAAGTCCGCGCAAGCGAACGCTGTGCAAGACGTGCGCATCGAGCGCATCGAGCAGGCGACCGCGAAGGTCGACGAGCTTCGGCAGACGATGGACGACACGAAGACGGAGGTCGCCCTGCTGCGGAAGGAATTGGAGAAACACGACGATGGCAAATGAGAAGCGCGCGTCCTCGGACGTCGCTGACTCGCTGCACGCGCTGGTGTTCCAAACCCTGATCGACGAGATCAACTCCTACAAGGTCAAGAAGTTCGACGCCGACGGCAAAGAGCTGCCGCGCGAACGCATCCCTCCCGCACTCCTCGCGCAGGCCATCAAGGCCCTGAAGGACAACGGTATCGACTCGCCGGTCCGCGCGAAGCAGCTCTTCGACGCGCTCCAGGGACAACTCCCGGATCTCGAAGACGTCGAGCAGGAGCACACGGGGAGCGTGCAGTGATCGCGTACCAGCAGCTCCGCACGCACATTCGGCGCCACCTTCGCTACCTGCCGTACGACCGCCGTCGGGGCGGTCCAGGCAAGAACATCGCGCCGGCCGCGAACTCTGGCACCTGGGCCACCAACATCAACGGCGGCGCTGCGGGGACGCTCACGCAAGACTCGGGTGGCCTGCACTTCAACGGTGCCAACAACTCCGCAACGATGACCGCGAGCGGCATCGGCACTGTCGACAACGGCGTCTACCTTGTGCAGTTCACGATCACTGGTTTGACCGGGGGCAGCGTCAAGGCGCAGATCGGCGGCGCAACATCGGGGCACTTCGCCTCAGGCCCCGTCCGCAGCGCGAATGGCAGCTACACGGCCATCCTGACGACATCGGGCGCAGGCACTTCAACCAACATGCTGCGCTTCATCGCGAACGGCGCGAACGGTACGAACACGTACACGATCTCGTCGGTTTCGCTGCGCCGCATTACCTGAGGAACCAATGTCCAATACCGCACAAGTTGGTGTCGCCACTCCGGCGAACACCGATACCGTCCTGGGCAACGCGAACGGCCTGACGGCGCTCTTTACGATGGCCGGCCTGGTGGCGGCGCTGGGTCTCGGCAACGTCGAGAACACCGCGCTGTCGACCTGGGCTGGCTCGACGAACCTCAACACGTTCGCTCCGGCCTCCGTGCAGCTCTCGCACATGCAGAACCGCACGGGGCAGACCCTCCTCGGGCGCTACTCCGCAACCGCGGGTGTTCCGCAGGAGATCACGCTCGGCGCCAACCTGACCCTCGATGCCACCACGGGCGTCCTCTCGGCGTCCGGTGGCGGCGGCTCGGGCAACTACACGCCGACCGGCACGGGCGCAACGGCGCGCGGCCTCGATACGAAGATCGGCGAGATCCAGGTCTCGATCAAGGACTACGGCGCCGATAGCACCGGTGCAACCGCGTGCGACACCGCGTGGACCAACGCGCTCGCAACGGGCGCGCACACGATCTACTTCCCGCCCGGCAGCTATCGGTTCAACAACACGATCACCACCGGTCGCTCGGTGAAGATCCTGGGCGCGGGCCGAGAGTTCACGTTCCTCAAGTCGTACGTCAGCGGCAACAATCACGGCATGGTCGTGAGCGCTCCGACGGGCGGCGACCTGATCCAGCTCGCGCACTTCGACTTCGGCTACTACGGCACGGGACAAACCTCCAGCACCTACTACTGCGGGATCTTCATCCAGCGGAAAGTGGACATGGAGCACGTCTACGTCCACGACTTCACGAACGACGGTGCGATGTTCGCGCCCTCGAACGCGAACGTGGCGTCCGGCCTGAAGGGCACCATCGGCAACGCGGTGTTCTTCTCCTCGATCCGCAACTCGTGGTTCAAGGACAACGGTCGGCATGGCTTTTGGGTGCGGATGGGGGCGAACGCCAACACCTTCATCAACTGCCAGTTCGACCGCAACGGCACCTACGGCTTCTACCACTTCCTCGACGGCCCGGACGACAACGCTGCAACCGCGTCGACCTACGGCACGCTCATCATCGCCGGCCAGGCGTCGTACAACGGCCAGGAAGGCTACCGCCTCGAAAGCGGTACGAACGTGGGCGTCTACTGGATCTATGGCGAGTACAACGGCTCGCCGTCGCACACGAACACCGACGGCTACACCAACACGTCCTACGACGTCTACGTTGGTGACAACCTGTCGCGCTCGTGGGTGCAGATCGGTGTGCTGTTCAACGCCAGCTCGACGCACGTCCGCATGCCCGCGTCCAACACCACGTCGCAAGTCTGGAGTGGCGGTCAACCGCTGTCGACGCACATCCCGAAGCGCGCTGCGACCTTCAGCTCGATCTCGTCTCCTGACGCGACCGCGGCTGCTGGCAGCACGCCGACGAAGACCGAGTTCGACAAAGTGGTCACGCTCGTCAATGAGCTGAAGGCCGACTTCAACACCATGCGAACGAACGCCCAAGCGGCCAATCTGTTCGCGTAAGGAATACCCATGGCACAAACTGCTGCAATCGCCCCCGCGCTCACCGCGGGGACGACCTCGGCCGACATCTCGATCCCTGCGTTCGAGAACTGGATCGTCGGCATCTACACCGACGACGCCAACGGTTTCCAGGCGTTGCTCAACGAGCAGTCGATCATCGTCTACATCGACACGCCGTCGAGCGCTGACACCATCGAGTGTGTGCTCACGCGCAACAACCCGGTCGTGCAGATCCCTGGCAAGTGCACCATCCGACTGAAGCGCCCCGCGCAGCCGTCGGGCTCGGTGAACATCGGCGCGTTCCTCAACGACAACACCTGAGTCGTGATCGAGACCCTGGTCGTTGCCTGCAAGGTGGCGGCCATCTGGATCTCGTGGGCGGAGGCGCACGGGTATCTCGTGCTCCTCCCCATCCCATTCAGGATGGACCCGCCAAACGTCCCCTAAGGGCAACCATTGCCTACCCGGTACTACCCTAGCGGCCCCCTCCTGCGCGCCCCGTGTGGGGCCAGGGAGGGGCCTTCCTGGGCCATTGGAGACCCATGAAGTCCCCCAAGACCCCCGTCGCCTACCCCGAGTGGGTCCAGACGGACTCCGAGAAGAAGCTCCACGACGACTTCCGGTACTTCCTGTGGTTCATCCTGCGGCACCTGGGGCTGAAGCCGACGCTGCGGCAGTACGCCGTCGCGCTCTGGCTCCAGCATGGCCCGCGTCGCTCGATGACGCAGGGCTTCCGCGGCCTCGGCAAGTCGTGGATCACCGCGGCCTTCGTGCTGTGGCGACTCTATCGGAATCCGAACGAGCGCATCCTCGTCGTCTCGGCGAACGAGTACAAGGCGACTGAGTTCGCGACGTTCACTCGCCGCTTGATCGACGAGATCGAGCTGCTGCAATTCCTGCGTCCGCGCGAAGGCCAACGCGATAGCGTGCTGGCATTCGACGTGGGCCCTTCAGAAGCCCACCAGGCGCCCTCAGTGCGCGCTGCGGGTATCACTGGTGGCATCACCGGTGGCCGTGCATCGCTGATCGTCGCGGACGACATCGAGAATCCGAAGAACTCTCTGACCGAGGTCATGCGCGAGAAGCTCGCGGAGGCCATCAAGGAGTTCGACGCGATCCTGATGCCGGGCGGCGACGTCGTGTATCTCGGCACGCCGCAGACCGAGCAGAGCGTGTACCGCTTGCTCGAAGGGCGCGGCTACAAGATCCGCATCTGGCCGGCGCTGTATCCGACGCCGGAGCAGCGCGCGAAGTACGGCGGCAACCTCGCGCCCGACATCGCCGAGGACCTCGACAAGAATCCGGCGCTCGCCGGGCACTCGACGGATCCCGAGCGGTTCACCGACATGGACCTGGCGGAGCGGCGCGCGTCTTACGGCGCCAGCGGCTTCGCCTTGCAGTTCATGCTCGACACGAGCCTGAGCGATGCGCTGCGCTATCCGCTCCGCACGTCCGACTTCATCTGCATGGACGTCGACCTGAAGCTCGCACCGGCGAAGCTGGTGTGGACGAGCGATCCGCGCAATGACGCGCAGATCGACAACGTGGGCTTCAACGGCGACCGCCTGTACCGGCCGATGTACGCGAGCGACACGATGCTGCCCTACCAGGGCCGCATCATGGTCATCGACCCCTCGGGCCGCGGCAAGAACGAGACGGCCTACGTGGTGCTCTTCCACATGGCCGGGCAGCTCTTCCTCAAGGCCACCGGAGGGTTCACCGACGGCTACGGCGAGGCGACGCTGCAAGGGCTCGCCAACGTCGCGCGCGATCACGAGGTCAATGAGATCCTGATCGAGTCGAACTTCGGCGACGGCATGTTCCTGGCGCTGCTCGCGCCTGTGGTCGCGAAGACCTACCCGGTGACGCTGACCGAAGTGAAGGCGGCCGGGCAGAAGGAGCGCCGCATCATCGAGGACTTGGAGCCGGTGCTCAACCAGCACCGCCTGGTCATCGACGCCGCGTGCGCGAAGGCCGACATCCTCGCCGGCACGAACTCGCTGCTCTACCAGCTCACGCACATCACCCGCGACCGCGACTCCCTGAAGCAAGACGACCGCGTGGACATCCTCGCCCACGGCGTGCGCTACTTCCGCGCCCAGCTCCAGCAGGACGCCCAAGCGGCCGAAGCGGCCCACCTGGAGGCCGAGCGGGAGAAGATGCGTCGCGAGTTCATCCGCCAGTGGTACGGCGGCAAGGACCCGCGCCAGGGCTTCAGCATGACCAACCGCGCTCTACGGCGGTAGCAATGCGACCAACGGCACACGACTTGCGTGAACGTAATGTTCGTGTCGGGCAGCGTCGGGCTACACTCCAGACGTCCCCTCCGGTCGGGCGGCGCCGATCCTCCCGATGGATTGGTCTCCCTTGGTCGGGGTCGTCCCCCGGCCGGAGGCGGACTGAAAGAACACCACGTAGCCGACACCCATAACTAGTACGCGCGCACGCGCGCCCCCTTAAGGGGACCCTGTGGAGCACCTGACGGTGCTCCTAGGGGACACCCCTATGGGATGGGTATGGGTGTAGTGGTAGTGGTCATACCGAAAGGAACCCTCGGGTTCCCCCCAGGCACAGCGATTGGTCTCCCTCATGAGTCTTCACGCTACACAGAACCGACTTGTGTTGCTGGCTGGAAAATGAATGGGAAACTGTGACGGCGCGCACGCGGATCCATGTGGAAAGCCCGAGGGGCCTTAAGAGGTCCCCTGGGCATGACCAATGGCACGGGGGGCTAGATTTTCACGAGAAATTGCGAGGCGTCTCGATCCACCGCGGCGCGGCCAGAATCCCCCGTGGGGGGTCGCCCGGCCTGCGTTCGAACGGGGCCGACGGGCCACCGCTGGGGCGCCTGCTGGCACGCCATGGCACGGTCCGAGGGGCAACCTGTTGATTCCTAAGGGCCCTGCACTGGATGTCTGATGCTGTGCGCTGGTGCCCTGACGTGATCCTGACGGCCACCGGGTGCACGCTCTGCGCCTGACTGGCCCGCGGTTTGCGTTCGTCCTCGCGGTGCCCTGTTTTTTTGCTTAGGGCCACGGAGAGCACGCCATGCCCGCAAGGTTCCCGAAAGGACACCGCACGGCCACCGCTGGGGCCGGCCCTCAGGACACCACACGGACACCTCAGGGCGCACCGTGGGCGCCCGCTGCCGATGCCCTCGACGGTGCCCGCTCGCGTCTCCTGTGGGCACTGGCGCTGCTGCTGCCCTATGCGCTCGCGGGGCTCGCGGTGGGGCTCTGCGTCACGGTGGGCGCAACGCGCCTGATCGAGCCGCACGCGCCGGCCGTGGGCGCCGCATGGGGGCTGGGGGCTGCCCTCGCGCTCTGGCTGGGGCGCCTGCCGCGCGTTGCGCTGGCTGTGGTCGCGCTCGCCGCGGTCGCGCTGGCGACTAGCTAACCGCGTCACCTTCGGACGCTCTGCGTCAACTTCTGACGCTGCGCGTCGGTTCCCTTCGGGCGACCGTTGCGTCCGCTCAACGGTTTACGATTGGCACGCTTCCTGCATTCCTACGGGTGCGCCGGGCGTCGGCGCCACAAGGGAGACCACCATGCACGACCGACTCACCCACCTTTCCGAGCTGGCGCTTTACGCGCAGACGGCCGACGACTTCGCCGCGCTCTCTGCGTTCGCGCCCGGTGCGCCCGCTGGCATGTTCGCCCGGTGCGCTCTCTTCCTCGCGCTGCTGCTGGTCGGCGTCGCGGTGTCTCCCTGAGGGCTTCGACATGAAACGGCAGACACGTCACCTCAAGGCACATTGGCGCCTCTTCCATCGCCACCACGGCCACGCGCTCAAGCGTGCGGGACACGCGGGCGTCTTCGGGGAACTCGCCTATCACAGCGCGGAGATTGCGGGCGCGCACCAGTACATCGCGACGCTCGCGGGGCTGCTGGTCGTTTGCACGCTGGCGCGCATCGCATCGGGCGAGTTGCACGGATGACCGCAGGCGGTGCGCCTTCCTCGCGAGGGCGCACCACCGGCCGCCATCAGGCCGAACAAGGGAGACCACCATGTTTGATTTCATCGCAGCAGCAGGCGCCTCCGCTGGTGAAGCGGTAGCACTGCCCACCACCACCACGCGCACCCGCAATGCGGAGACCGGCATGGTCTACCGCGGCGCGTGCGACCTCATCCACATTCAAGACGGGCAGCGCGCGGAGACTGGTGCAACGCTCGCGGGCTACCTCGATACGATGATGCGCACGGACGCGCTCAACGACGGGACGCGCACCTATGCGCAGACCTTCGGGCCCGATGCGCAGCCCTTGTGTCCCGGCTGCTACATGGTCGCGGTCTACAACATGGCGATCACGCTGGCGCAGGAAAACGGCCAGTCCCTCGCCGAGATGGGGCGCAGCCTGTCGCGCGCGTTCGCGAACCTCGCCGCGCTCGCCGATGAAGGCGCGACCGGTGACGCGCTCCGCATGGAATCCATCGCCGTTGCGCTCGATGCCGAAGGCGACGCGCCGCTAGGTGCGCCGCGCGTTCTGGAGGTCGCGTGATATGGATGCGCTCGCGCTCGATGTCCTGCGCGTTTCCACGGGTGTCTTTTTCGCCGTGACCGGCGCGCGTAAATGCTTCCTTCCGGCCGTGCGCTCGCGCGTGGTCCCCTTCATTTGCCGGACCACGCACGTTCCGCGCCCGCTCGCCTATGCCGTGATCGGTGGCGAGTTCTGCGGAGGTCTCGGGCTGGTGTCGGGCGTGCTCTGGCATCTCGCCGCGGTCCTGCTGCTGCCGATCATGCTGGGTGCGTACATCGGCGACACGTTGCCGGGCGCACGCGCGAAGCAAGCGGGACAGCCTTGGAGCTGGTCGCAGTTCGTGAGCAACGCGCTGTGCACGCCCGAGGCGCAGCTAATCGTGATCCTGTCCGCGCTCGCGCTGTCCTGACGATTGCAGGGGATGCGCCTCCGCGTGGGGCGCATCACCGGCCACCGTCGGCCGCACAAGGGAGACCCACCATGGAACCGACACTCACCGCATGGGAACCCGTGACGCTCGATCAAGCGGAGACGATCCGCGCAGAGCGCGACGCGCGCGACGTGGTGCGCCTGCGCGCCCTTCGCAAAGCGTCGCCACGCTTAAGCCTGCAACGCTTCCTGTACTGGCGCGACGAGCGCGCAGCAGCGCGTGACGTGATCGACGCAGCGCGCGACCTGATCCGCCGCGCGTGGGAACGTGACATCGCCGAGAACGCTTGACGATTGCAGGGGATGCCCACGGCGCACCGTCGCGGGCATCACCGGCCACCGTCGGCCGAACAAGGGAGACCACCATGCAACGCATTACCATCACCACCGGCGCAGGCTTCGACGCTTCCGGCGAACCTATCGACGCGGGCACGCTCGCCACCGTCCTCGCCGCCGTGCGCGGCGACCTTGCGGCCACCTTCGGGGGCTACACGGAAACCGACACCTACGGCGGATGGGTCAACGGCAAAGGCGAGCTAGTCACGGAAGCGGGCAAGCGGTTCGTGATCCTGGCCGACGACGTGTCCGGCCGCAGGGACCCGGTAGAGACCGCAGAGCGCGTGCGCGAAGCCTTCGGGCAGGAATCCGTAGTGCTCGAAGTTGAAGCGGTCGCGGGCTACTTCGTCACCGCACCGGCGCCTGCGCGTGCAGCCGCTTGACCCGTGGTAGCCTGTGCGCTACCTTCGCCATCACCGCAACGGTTCCCCACGGGGAACCACAAGGGAGACCACCCATGAAAACCGCAGAAACACACCCGGACCGCGTTTTCCAAATCATGCAGTACGAGGCGGGCGAGATGGACCGCGACGAGATGGTCGCGTTTTTCCAGTCGCTCGTCGACGACGGCACCGTGTGGCAACTGCAAGGCCACTACGGGCGCACCGCTGCCGCGCTGATCGAGGCGGGCTATGTGCACCGTCGCATGACGCACTGATGACCGCAGGGGATGCCCGTGCATGTCGCGGGCATCACCGGCCGCCATTGGCCGTACAAGGGAGACCACCAATGCGAGCAACACCTACCACCGTCGCGGACGCGCTCCGCGACTACATGCGAACCGTTGAGCATCTCCAGCGCGTCACGAACCCGGAAGAGTGGGCGACGCACGGAGACTGGGCAACGCTGCACGCGCAAGCCGAGCGTGCGCTTCAGCAGCCCGTGCGCGTCCTGGTGAACCTCGAAGGCGGGCTTGTCCAAGCCGTACTGTCTGACGGCACCGTGCCGGTCGACGTCGCAATCGTCGACTACGACTCCGAGGGCGCCGATGACGACGAGATCGTCGCCATTCCGCAGGACGGCAGGTATGCGGGCACGACTGCGGACGCCGTTGCGCGTATCGAATCCGCGACGGTCGACCCGGAGTTCATCGCGAATGCGTTTGCGGCCATCACCGCGGCGGATTCCGAGCCGTCGCGCGATGCGGAGCACTCGCGAGACCAGCGCGAACCGCGGCCGTTCGTGCGCGCATTCGTGCGCGGCTGCGAGCGCTGACGTTCGCAGGGGATGCGCCTGTTTCGGCGGGCGCATCACCGGCCGACGTTGGCCGAACAAGGGAGACCACCATGCACACCATCAAGGCAATCAACGGAATCGGCCCCGGCGCGGGCAAGGGCGCGCGTGCGCTCGCAGAAGAGCGTTCTATTCGCGCCGCCAAACGTGCGCGTGAGGCGCGACTGGCGCGGGCAGACTTCGAGGTCTTCGCCGATGCGCTGGACCTGACAACAGCGACGCTCGAAAACGTCATGGCGCACTACGGCGCGCAGATGCCGAAGGGCGACCAGCGCTCTCGCGAAGGGACGATTCAGTTCAACCGCGCGCTGTTGCGGGAGCGCGTGTCGTGATCCGCTTCCACAAAATCGACGGATGGCGCGGCTACTGGATACCGCAGTACGCAGTAGCGGGCGCGAGTGACACCGGCATGGCGCCGGATAGCCCCGCACGCTCGGACGAGTCGCGCGCAGAGATCGAGCGCGTGCGCGCCGAGGTCCTGCGTCCTGCGCGCATCCGCTCGCGCGTGCGCTTCGGCACCACGTCCAACGTATTCGCGGGCAAGCGCTGGCTTACCGTCGCCGGCCGCGATTACGAACGCGCGCTGCCGCTGGTGACGGATTGGCTGGAGGCCAACCGCACGACCACGCGCCTGATCCACGACGCGAAGTGAGCTGACCAGTTTCGGCGCCTGCACACGCGGGCGCCGATGCGGGCAAGCACGCCCGGACAAGGGAGACCACCCACCATGAAACACCACGACTATTACCCGGCCGAGGAGCGTTTGTTCCGAACGCTGAAGGCAACCGATCCCGCGTGGGCGCGGGCGCACGGAGAAACGGACGACTTCATCCGTCGCGACCACAACGCGCCACCGCCTACCGACCTCGGCTACTACATCCCGACCGGCTATCGGACGCTCGATGCGATCCTCGCAAACGCGCGCCCGCCGATCTACTACGGCGGCGTCGAGTCGGCGAATGTCGCCGCGTTCAATAGCGCCCTCAAGAGAGGCGAGCCGGTCCCCTTCGGCTCCCTGTGGATTCTCCAGCCGATGCCCGAAGCATTCCGCAGTGAAGCGGATCGCGTCGCGACACTGGCGCACGAGCTGATCCACTGGACGCAGGAAGCTGGCCGCATGTCGCGTCCTGCCATCGGGCAAACGCTCTTCGAGCGGGCGCACGACATCAAGCCGGACGGCTACGCCGAGGAAGAGCTGATCGCCGAGATCGGATCGGCGCTGCTGCTCGACGCCATCGGTGCGGACCCGCAGTACCAAGAGCGTGCGGCCTACCTGCTCAACTGGACGGTTTCGCTCGGGTCGCCCGCCAAGGCCGAAGCGGCGTGGCGCGCGGCGCTCCCGAAGGCCGAAGCCGCAGTCGACTACCTGTTGCAGTTCGCGGAGGGCGTGTCGTGAGTAGCTACGCCGCAAAACGAAAGCTGCGCTGGATCGAGACCCAGTGCACCAACCCGAAGTGCCGCGCAATCGACGAAGCGCTCTCCGACATCTTGCGCGGCGGGCATGTGCCCGAGTGCGACCTGTGCGGCTCCCCGATGGAGTTCGAGCCGGGAGACCTCAACGATGACTCGGCGTGACTTCCAACTCATCGCCGGCACCCTGCGGGAGGCAAAGGCGCGACCTAGTGTGGTCGCGGCTCTGGCAACCGCGCTCGCCGGTACCAATCCCAGGTTCGACCGCGCCCGCTTCTTGCGGGAGAGCGGCGTGACCCGTGGCGACAAGGAAACCATTGTCATCGACGAGATGACGCAGGAGGGTGCGTAGAGCGGCCTCAGTTAATGCCGCGCGCCTGAAGGGTTAAACCCGGCAGAAACCAAAAAGGGGCCGCTCGTCGGAATTGTGACCACCGTCATGTTCCGACGCCCCGGCCACCGTGCTACATCGGCAGTCCGGTTTCCGGCTGTCGGAAGTTGACGCTGGGAACTTGTTGCCACAAGGGAGACCGCTTTAGACTGGAAACCGAACCCGCTGGGATGCGGGCAAGCGGCGTGCCCCTATGGCTTTTTAGTGAGAGAGCCTAAGGAAACGCATCTATGAAAAACGTGGACTTCGCCGTCGAGGGATTGTTGGCCGGAGAGGAAGTCGAGGAAGGATTCACAAGGACCGCAACTGAGCGGGAAACAACATACACGCTGGTACTCGGGGGTAGGCGTTTCATTTTCAGTGTAAGGAAAACGAGGAACGATGGACCACACCACCACCATGCAGATCGCGACCGTCCGTAGGGCGTTGAAGGAGATCGCCGATAGCACCTCGCACGACCTGACACTTCGGCAGGCACTTGTCCTGCTGAGTGTCGGGGCGCGTGGGGGCGTACCTACGAATCAACAGCAACTTGCGGACGAGGCCGATCTATTAAAGCCCACCCTCTCGAAGATCATTGCGAACCTAGCTGGCTCTGCTGGTGCGGTAAAGCGCGAGGATGGCCTAGGAATGCTAACCGTCGACCTCGATCCTAATGACATGCGGAATCGCGTCGTGAGCCTATCTAAGGAAGGCGAGCGGATACTAACTCGCGCGATGAAGCGGGCATTTGGCCGCGGCGAGTGATACAGATGCAACGCAAGGGAGACCACCCAAATGAAGCTCATCAAGCGCGGAGGAATGTGGCAAGTCCACTTCGTTGATTCCGCGAACGAACGGCAGCGCTTGTCGACCGGTGTAAAGGTCGACCGTCGTCTGCCTGACGAAGGGCGCTCGCTCGCCACACTAGCTGCTGCCGAAAAGATGCGAGAGCATCTCCTGGGCACCGTCACGCTCACCGAAGCTCGCAAGCAAGCGGGCAATGCGGTGAACCTCGCGTACGCGCTCCAGAAGTCGATGGCCGACCGCTGGTCCGATCAAAAGTCGGCGCGCGAGCGGCGCTACGTCGTGCAGCAGCTCATCCGAGACATCGGCTACTGGCCGCTGAAGTCGATCACATACCAGCGGCTCCTCGATTACGGTCACGAGCTGGAGCGGGACGGCGATGCACCGGCCACGCGCAACCGAAAGATGTCCTGCATCCACGCGGCGATGAACGACGCGAAGCTCCGCGGCGAGATCGAGTCGTTGCCGCCGTTCCCCCGATGGAAGGAGCGCAACCTGAAGGAGCGCTACCTCACCACGGGCGAGGAGGAGCGGCTGCTGTCGTCCATGGCCGCTTACGCGGCGCCGGGAGACGCCGACGCGCAGTACATGCTGGCGATGGTCCCCTTCCTGCTGGACACCGGCCTCCGGGCCAGCGAGGCCATGCTGACGCCCGAGCAAGACCTCGGGGACAAGGTGTGGCTCCCGCACGGGTCCACGAAGAATGATCGCGGCCGGACCGTGCCGCTCACCACACGGGCCAGGGCCAGCCTCGACAAGATCCTGGCGTCGCCGGTGCACGCCTATCTCCAGGAGCGGGCCAAGAACCCGGCCTACTCGACGACGCATTGGATGGGCCTGCGGTTCCGCACGGCGTGCGAGCGGGCAAAGATCAAGGGCGTGACCCTTCACACCCTGCGCCATACCTGCGCGAGCCGGCTGGTGCAGGCGGGCGTATCCCTCTACATGGTCCGCGACTGGCTGGGGCACACCTCGATCAAGACGACCGAGCGGTACGCGCACCTGGCCCCGTCGAGCATGGGCGTCGCGCTCGCCGCGCTGGAGGCGCATACGGCTGTGTCAAAACTGGAGGCAACCATTAACACCGGTTTCGCCGCTCCAGTGCGAGATGACACAGTTTCGGCGCCGAAAGTCCACTGAATCAACTGCTTAGGGGGGACCGCTGGGCAACCTAAATCCAGCGGTCGTCTAGCGATACCAATCACTTAGCGCTTTCGGACTTGGCACAGCCGGCACAGTTTCGGCCGGTGTGCCGCGTCTGGACACACCCCGTGGCACAGATGGTTGCCTCGGGGCAACGATTTTCCCGCGCTCGATTAGGGCCAGGGAGAGCTGCGAAGGGGCAGAGCCCCATAGCCACAAGGGAGACCACTATGTACGACACGGAATCCTTCGATCCCGAGAGGGACCGACTGCTGAACATGCTCGATGAGGGGACGACCCTCGAAGAGCGTCAGGCCGAGATCGAGCAGGAGGCGGTGGCGCTCGGGCGCACCCGCTACCGCGCCGAGAAGCCGCTGCCGTGGCAGGCACGCGACCCCGGCCGGAAGGAGGAGGCCGACCTCGCGCCCGGCAAGACCCTGCTTCGCGAGATCGTCGAGCCCATCGCCGAGTCCATCGAGCAGTTCATCGTCGAAGCCAGCTCGGGCAAGGCCGGCAAGAAGCACAGCGCCCTGCCCTACCTCGCCAACGTCGACCCGCTCCAGGCCGCCTACCTCACCGCGCGCCACGCCATCAACGGGGCGAGCGCCGGCCTGACCCTGGCCGCCATCGCCTACAACGTGGGCGACGCGCTCTACGAGCACCTGGAGATGCTCCGCCTGTCGAAGGACCACGGCGGGCTGTACGCGAAGTTGGAGCGCCAGCTCGCAACGTCGACCTCGGCGAAGCACCGGCTCGGCGTGCTCTCCCACGTCCGCGAGAAGTACCAGCTCGCGAGCCTGTCGTGGTCGAAGCGCGAGAAGATCCTGCTGGGGACCAAGCTGGTCGAGCTGGCCCTCGACGCGACCGAGCTGTTCAACATCGAGCAGCGCAGTGTGGGCCGCAAGCGCGACCCGCAGTTCCTCGTGTTCCGTCCCGAGACGGTGAGCTGGCTGGAGTCCATGCACGGGCGCTGCGAGCTGCTGTCGCCGATCCATCTGCCGATGGTGGCGCCGCCGCGCGACTGGCGCACCCCGTACTCGGGCGGCTACCTGACGGACGTCATCCGGCCGAAGCTGGTCCGCACTCGCAGCCGCGGCTACCTCGACGAACTCGGAGGCGTCGACCTGACGCGCGTGCTCTCGGCGGTGAACGCCGTGCAGCGCACACCCTGGCGCATCAATCGGGCCGTGCTCGGCGTGATCGAGGAGGAGATGTCCCGCGGCGGTGGCGCAGTCAAGGGCCTGCCGCGCGAAAACGACTACCCGATGCCTCCGCTGCCCGTCGGGATCCCGAAAGGGCTGAAGGTCAAGGACATGACGACCATGCAGCGCGAGGCGATGACGGTGTGGAAGGCCGAAGCCTCGAAGGTGCACGCGAAGAACGAGGCGAACGAAAAGGATCGCGTGATCCTGTCGCAGAAGCTTTACGTCGCGTACCGCTTCCTCGACGAGCGAGCGATCTACTTCCCGCACTACCTTGACTTCCGCGGGCGCATCTACCCGATGGCGTCTTACCTCAACCCGCAGGCCGATGACGTCGGCCGCGCGATGCTGGAGTTCGCCGACGGCAAACCGCTGGGCGAAGACGGCGCGTTCTGGCTCGCGGTGCACATCGCCGGCCTGTGGGGCATCGACAAGGTGTCCTTCGACGAGCGCGTCGCGTGGACGCACGAGCACGAGGAAGAGATCATGGCGAGCGCGCTCGATCCGCAAGAGTCGCGCTTCTGGACGACGGCGGAGAAACCGTTTCAGGCCATCGCCGCGTGCTACGACTGGCTCGGATACAAGCTCAACGGCAACGCGCACGTCTCGCACCTGCCTATCGCAATGGACGGCTCATGCTCGGGCCTTCAGCACTACTCGGCGCTCTTGCGCGATCCCGTCGGCGGCGCTGCGGTGAACCTGGTACCGGCCGAAAGACCCTCGGACATCTACTCGATGGTTGCCGAGCGCGCCCAGGCTTTGTCAAATGGTTGCCTCGGGGGAACCGATGACTACATGGCGCAAGCGTGGCAGGGCAAGGTGTGCCGCAAGGTCGCCAAGCAGCCGACGATGACGCTGTGCTACTCGGCCACGCGGTACGGCATGAAGGGGCAGATCGAACACGCGCTGCACAAGCTGGACGAGGAGCACGGCGCGTACCTGCCGGAGCACGTCGACCGGTACAAGGCCGCGCTCTATATGTCGAACCTGGTGTGGGACGCGCTCGGCGATACCGTCGTCGCGGCGCGGCGCGCGATGGACTGGCTCCAGGACGTCGCCGACATCGCCGTGCAGGCAGGAATCCCGCTGCGCTGGACGTCGCCCATCGGGCTGCCGGTGTTGCAGGACTATCGCGAGCAGACCGAGAGCATCCTCAAGGTCTTCGTCGGGGGCAAGCGGATCCGCTTCGCGCTGAAGTCGGACTCCTCGAAGCTGTCGAGCCGGCGCCAGGGCAGCGGCGTCGCGCCGAACTTCGTGCACTCGCTCGATGCCTCGCACCTGTTGAACACGGTCAACCTCGCAACGGCCAACGGCATCCACCACTTCGCCATGATCCACGACTCCTTCGGCGTGCACGCGGCTGACACGACGCTTCTCAACGCAGTTCTGCGCGAGGCGTTCGTCGACCAGTACAGCCAGCCGGTGCTCGAACACTTCCGCGAGGAGATCGTCGAGCAGCTCCGCATGGTGAAGCCTGAGCTGGCCGAGAAGATCCCCCCGGTTCCCCCGGTGGGCGACCTGGACCTGGAGGCCGTGAAGCAGTCGGACTTCTTCTTTGCCTAAAGGTTGCCCGTAGGCAACTTTCGATTAGGGCCAGGGAGAGCAATTCAGAAGACCGAAGCCCGAAAACCCGTCCCGCTGGCCGCGCTGCTTCTCCCTCAGTGCGCCGCGGGGCGGGCCAGTAGGCCAATGACCGAGAGGAGAGTCAGATGGACAAGAAGAAGGACAAGCCCTCGAAAGAGGTCAACACCGCGAACGCGGCCAACAAGAAGAAGGCGCGGTTCGCTGCTTACGCCACAAGCGGTCGGCTCGAAGCCAACAAGAAGCGGCGCATGGCGAAGGACGAGAAGCGCAAGGCGGCCGATGCGGTGAAGCGTCCGCGCCGCGTGGCGCTGCGGAAGATCGGCGCGATGAACCGCCTCGACCGCCGTGTCGAAGCGGCGAAGAAGGCCCCGGTGCGGGCACGCCTGGCACACAGCCGGGCGAAGGCGTGGAAGGCGGCGACCGCCGCAGTGGAGGCCGCCAATGCTGCGGCCTGAAACCGTCGCCGGAAAGCTCGGATGGATCCACCCGGCCGCGATCCGCGGGCCGGCCTTCCGAGTGCTCGACCGGCTCCAGTACCTCGACCCCGCCGTGCAAGTCACGGCGACCGCCGTTGCCCTGTGCGCGATGGCGCAGGCCCTCGGGCTCGACATGCGCCGCGTGATCGAGATCGCCGAAAACACCCTGCGCGATTCCGAGGGTCCCTACACCACGCACATCCAGGCCATCCGCGACTACGCGCGCGGTGAGCTGCTGAATCGCTGATGCGGCGCTGCCCGTATTCGCGAGAGGAGAACTACGACGATGCGCCAGAAGAACAACCAGCGTCGGGACCGGCGCGAGACGAAGGCCGAAGCGCCGAAGAAGGCGATGACCGCGGAAGAGCGGGCGTTCGAGCGCGAGACGGAACGTCGTCGCCGCGAAATGATCCGCTCACTCGCTGATCGCACCGCGCCGATCCAGAACAAGCGGCTGAAGAGTCTGCTGTGGCTCGGTGCACCGAAGAGCCTACACAACATCATGCGCCAGAAGCCCGTGCGCCGTGCGCCGAGGGGGTCGTGATGTACGCACGCACGACTCGAAACTCGATGGGCCAGTTCCTCCGCTCGCGCGAATACTTCGTCCACGTCAGCAAGCCGCTGGAGAACAAGCACATCGTGCTCGCGCCGGAGAAGCGTGACGAGTTCGGCGCGATCCTCCATCCCGAGGTCGCGTTCGACATTCCTGTGGTGACGAAGGAACCCGGCGTCACCCGGTTCACCAACCGCGCAGCGTGGGAACGCTCCGGCAAGCGAGGAGTGTTCCATGCACGACCCGAAGACCTCCCCTGACGTTCGCGAAACCGAGCTGCTGACGTCCGAGAACGGCTACGTCCACACGCAGACGTTCTTCCAGCACAACCGCTGGACCATGCACGAAAAGATCGGCGAGCTGCTCGCCAACGGGATCCAGCAGATCTCGATGGTGCTGATCGGCGCCGATTGGCAGCTCTCGTGGATCGACCACCGACCGCCCGACGTCATCAAGGCGGCAAAGGAGACCGACCCGTCGTGACCACGCCCTCTGCAAGCGGAGCGCACTTCACCATGAACCACGCCGTGCAGCGCGCGGTGTTCGAGCTGAAGACCCATGGGTACGTCAGCGAGAGCACGCGACAACAGCTCTCACCCACCGAGTACCACTTCGCGCTCGAACGCGCGTCCAACCCCGAGGTCTACGAAGAATGATCCGCCTGCCCGCAGGGAAGCCCCGCTTCCTCCTCACGCACCACTCCGAAGTCCTCCGCAACACCGAGCGCGCCAAGACCGGCACGCCCGTCGCCGTCGTCGTCGAAGTCGACGAAAACGGCAAGCCTCATGTCTACCACGGCTACAACGTGCTGGTGAACGGCCCCGTGTCGCTGGAATACAGCCAGCGCACTCCGCTGTTCGTGGCCCGCATGTCGCCGTCCGAGGAGGACATGAAGGTCTACGCCGCCTACGGCACGACGCACGAAGTCGTCCTGGCGGAAACCCCCGACGAGCTGCTGGACGACACCTACGAGGGTGCCGAGAAGACCCAGGCCGCTCCCAAGCCCGAGAAGAGCACCAAGAAGCAGTAATGGCGAAGCAGCAGGAGCGCGACGCGCTCAACATCATCACCCAGGCCGGCACGGCCGTATGGCCGAAGCTCAACGCCCCTGACGAGTACAAGGGCAAGCGCACCTTCAACACGAAGCTGGTCGTCGACCCGGCCGCGGATGCGCTGATCGAAAAGAAGCCCGGCAACCTGATCGAGGCGGCCGAGACGCTGCGCGATGCGTTCCTGGAGAAGACCAAGGCGGCGCTGCAAGAGCAAGCGGCCGAGCTGCGGCGCACGAAGAAGGGCGCCAAGGCGAAGGAGGTCGAGGAGAAGCTCGCCACCATCGAGGCGGTCGACTTCGGCAAGCCGGAGGTCGACGACGAGACCGAGGAAGAGACCGGCAAGCTGGTCATCTCGGCCAAGACGAACGCCGAGTACAAGGACAAGCGCGGCAACCTGCGCGAGCGCACGCTCAAGATCTTCGACGCGAAGGGCAAGCCCCTGAAGAACGCGCCGGAGATCGGCAGCGGCTCGACGCTGAAGCTCGCGGCCACGATGGTCCCGTACTACATGCCGAAGGAGAACACCGTCGGCGTGACCCTCTACCTCGATGCCGTGCAGGTCATCGACCTCGTGACGTTCGGCGGTCAGCGTGACGCCAGCTCCTACGGCTTCGGCCAGGAAGACGGCTACGAAGGCGAAGACGAGGCCGACGAGGAAGAGCAGGAAGAGGAAGAAGAGGAAGAGTCGGCGCCCCGTGGCAAATCCAAGGGCCCGAACTTCTAAGTTGTGCCGCACCCGGTGTGGAAAGGTTGGCGCTAACGACGCCGAAAGTGCTCACACGAAATAAGCCTCGTGAGCCCGCGCCGGTGGAGAGGGGCAGCAGCAGGTAAGGCGTGGTCGTTCCCGTAAATCGCTGCGCTGCCCCGATCCTTCTACTTGGAGTTTGATACGTCCAAGCAAACCTGGCGTTTCGTGCTCGACATGGATCCCATGCCGGCACCGCGCCCGCGTGCCCGCGCGATCATCGCGCACGGCAAACCCATCGCCACCGTCTACAACCCGGCCGAGTACAAGCGCTGGCTCGAAGACGCGCAGGCGCAGATCATCAACCAAGTTTCCGACCCGGCGCCCATCGTTGGCGCGCTGGCCGTGAGCATCGCGGTGACGGCGCAGAAGCCGAAGACCTCGAAGCTCCCACACCCGAAGCCCGACGCTGACAACTACGCGAAGGCAGTGCTCGATGCACTGACTCACGCTCAAGTGTGGGAGGACGACTCACAAGTCGCCGACCTCCACATCAAGAAGCGTTGGGGCGCCATCGGGAAGATCGAGATCGAGATCACCCGAGAATGACCACCATCCAGTTCAAGCCGCTGGTGCCGTCGCGCGTCGCCTTCATCGTTGTCCACTGCACCGCCACGCGCGCGAGCCAGGACTTCGGCGTCGACGACATTCGCGTGATGCACCTGAAGCGCGGCTTCTTCGACGTGGGCTACCACTACGTCATCAAGCGCGACGGCACGGTGCAACCCGGCCGCCCGCTCGACCGCCAAGGCGCACACGTCGCTGGCTACAACCATCTGTCCGTCGGCGTCGCGCTGGTCGGCGGCGTCAAAGAAGACGGCGTGACTCCCGAGGACAACTTCACTGCGGCGCAGTTCGAGTCGCTGAAGGGCGTGCTCGCAGACCTCCGCCAGAAGTTCCCCCACGCAGAAGTCCTCGGCCACCGCGACATGCCGCACGTCGCCAAGGCATGCCCGAGCTTCGACGTGCGCCACGAGATCGCCGAAGGGCGCCTGAAGTAATCCGAGCCGAGGAGGCACGATGAAATTTCTCAACCACCTGACGACGCTTCTCGCGAAGCGCCGCCTTACCTGGCTGCCGTTCGTGCTCCTGCTGACGCCGCTGGTGCTGTTGCGCTTCGCCGTCGTCGTGCTCGTCTCGACCGCGATCCACCTGTACGGAACGTGGAACTGGCAGTGGCGCGACGAATGGGCCGAATGGTTCGGTGCGTTCACCGAGAAGCACCGCCGCCGCGTGCACACGCTGGCCCGCGGGCGCGACAACCGCCGCGAACTCTGCGACATCCCGCTGGTGCACATCCCCAACAGCGAAGCGCCGAGGATGCTCCAGTGAGCCAGTCCGTCAAGGGCTCCCTCGCGGAGACCCTCTTCAACACCATCGTCGGCTTCGGCATCAACTACACGGCGAACATCCTGATCCTGCCGCGCTACTGGGATTCGCATCACGCCATGCACGCGGCGATGAACATCGGGATCTTCTTCACCGTGATCTCCGTGCTTCGCAGCTTCAGCGTGCGCCGGCTCTTCAACTACGCGCCGTTCGCGGCGTGGATCGACCGCATGAACACCCATCTGGAGGTCCCGGCCGAATGGCTGAAGACTCGACTTGCATCGGTCACGAGCCGTGTCCGAAGTGCGGTTCGCAAGACAACCTCGCGCGATACGACGACGGTCACGCGCACTGCTTCACGCCGAACTGTGACTACTACGAGCGATCCCCGCGGGATCCCGATGGAACCCATCGGCGTCCTTCCGGGAGAAGCCGAGCGTCCGTGGACCTGATCGAAGGCGAGTACACCGCACTTCCTGCACGCGCGCTCACCGAGGAAACCTGCCGCAAGTTCCGCTACACCGTCGGCCGCATGAAGCACCCCAAGACCCGAAAGGTCGAGGACGTGCACATCGCGACGTACTGCGATGACATGGGGCGGCCGGTCGGCCAGAAGATCCGTTTCCGCGACAAGGAAATGATGATCGTCGGCGACTCGAAGGCCGTCCCGAAGATGCTCTACGGCCGCTGGCTGTTCCGCGATGGCGGCAAGAAGATCGTCATCACCGAGGGCGAGATCGACGCGCTCACCGTGTCGCAGCTCCAGGGCAACAAGTGGCCCGTCGTGTCGATCCCGAACGGCGCGCAGCACGCCCACAAGGCCATCGCCGCGAACCTGGACTGGCTCACGAAGTTCGATGAAGTCGTCCTGATGTTCGACAACGACGCGGCCGGCATCGCCGCGGTCGAGGCGTGCGCTCCGCTCTTTCCTGCGGGGAAGTGCAAGGTCGCGCACATCGAGGGCTACAAGGACGCGAACGAGGCGCACGTCGCCAAGCAGGGCCAGCGCGTCATCGACGCGATGTGGGGCGCGAAGGAGTACCGGCCCGACGGCATCGTCGGAGCGACCGACGAGAACGTGCTCGCACGCGCTCTGAAGAAGGTCGAGTTCTCGACGATGACTTGGCCGTGGCCGACGCTTCAGCGCTACACCTACGGCCGCCGCTTCACCGAGATGTATGCCCTCGGCGCCGGCACGGGCCTCGGCAAGACGACGGTGTTCAAGCAGTGGCAGGCGCACGTTCTGGAGCACGACCCCGATCCCATCGGTGTGTTCGCGCTCGAAGAGCCGGTGCACCACTCGGCGCGCACGCTCGCTGGGGTCATCGACGGCGTTCGCTACCACGTCCCAGGTGTGGAGTACGACGAGGCGCAACTGGAGAAGACCCTGCGGTCTTTCGAGGGGCGCGTCTACTTCTACGACCACGTTGGCGGCGCAACGTACGAGACCGTCATCGAGAAGATGCGGTACATGCGGCACGCGCTGGGGGTGCGGCACTTCTTCCTCGACAACCTGACCGCGCTCGCGGCCACGATGGGCGACGACGAACGTAAGGCCATCGACCGAATGATGGCGGACTTCGGCGCGCTGATGATCGAGCTGGACTCGTGCCTGTACTTCATTTCCCACCTAACCACCCCCGAGGGCAAGTCGCACGAGGAAGGCGGACGGGTGAAAGAGAACCAGCTTCGCGGTTCGCGCTCGATTGCATTTTGGGCGCACTTCATCTTCGCAGTCGAAGGCGACAAGCAGAAGATCGGATCGCCGCGAAAGTTCCGCATCCTGAAGGACCGCAACACCGGTGACGGCAACGGCATCGTGTTCGGCTTGCAGTACGACCGAACCACGGGGCGCCTCGTCGAAGTGGAACTCGACGACGAGGACAACGACGGCCCCTTCGGTGACGAATCCAACAAAGCCTTTTGAGCCAACGCTGGCTCTCGTCGAGCGGCGCATTGCCGCGCTCTATCAAACCCGCCAACACAACCCGGACGCGCCCCTGTGGGTGCTCTTCAGTGACGCCGAGCTGCGTGCGATGTCCGGGCCCGAGGAGAAACCGTGATCCTGTTCATCAACATCCTGGCGTGGGCCTTCCTCGCGTACTTCGGCGTCGCGCTCTATGCGCGCCACTACGCGACGAAGCATCCCGCGCTCGGCGTCAAGGTCGGCGAGATGTACCCGTGGGTCGTGCCGGCTCTGCTGGTCGACATCGCGTGGCTCGTGTCGAGGATCTTTGCGTGAGCGTCGGCGACGTCAACTCGAACGAGCGCGGATCCGGCGCTCGCTACAACGACGGCAAGCCGGACATCTCGCTGATCCCGCTTGCCTTCATCGCCGCGACGCTTCCGCCCGGCCCGGCATCGAGTGAACAAGATCGCCGCGAGCAGATCGCCGTGCGGCAAGCGCTCGGCCTGATGGGCAACTATCAGGTCACGGGCTGGGTGCCGGCGCTCGACCAGGCGCTCACCATCCTCTCCCCGTACTGGGAAGAGGCGGCGCGCGTGTTCGAGTACGGCAAGCGCGTCAAGTACAAGGCGTGGAACTGGGCGAAGGGCATGGCCTGGTCCATCCCGCTCGCCTGCGCTGGCCGCCACGCGCTGAAGATCATCCGCGACGGCGAGTACATCGACGATCCCGCCGAGCCCAACAACGGCTCCGGTTTGCGGCACGTAGGGCACTTCATGGCGAACCTCGTGATGCTCCGCGCGTTCGCGGAGACGTACCCCGAGGGCAACGACTTGCCCCCGCCCGAGTTCTTCCGCGCGCCCGAGAAGAAGACCGACGGCAATGACGATGGTGGCGCCCCGCCGCCCGCCGAGCCGCCCGTGCCGGCGCCGGTCGACGATGACACCGGCTACGTCGGTCTCTACGACGACTTCTTCGCCGAACTCAACGGAACGGTGCAGCCGTACGGCTACAAGTCAGTCGCCGAACTGATCGACAACCTGCGCGGCCGTGCACACATCGACCAAGAAGCGCACGCAGCGCTCGACGTGATGTCGCTGCTGGCCGGTCGAGAAGCGCAGCGCCGATTGGCAGACCGAATCCCTCGGTCGATCCGCGAAGCGGATGCCATCGGTAGCAACCCCTGATCCACATCCCCGAGGAGAACCACATGATCCGCAACATGATCGAGCGGGCGATGCTCGCCACGTCCCGCATGTCCGTCGACGTCGCCATCAAGGAGTCGACGGCCCTGATCGCGCGCCTGAAGCGCACCCAGGCCGCGCTCAATGCGCGTGCCGCTCGCTACGAAGCGCTGGCCGACCGCTACGACAACCGCGCCGTCGCCGACCGCTCGCACTCCGACCGCGCCGCGAAGGTCATCGCGAAGCTCGAAGACATCTTCGGTTGATCCACATCGGGAGATCCTGTTGATTGTGTACGACGCGGAAACCGACGGTTTCCTCGATACGGTCTCGCGCATCCACTGCATCAACATGATCGACCGCGCTGACGGGAAGCGCCTGCGGTTCAACCACGGGCGCTATTCCGACGGCACGAAGGCCAAGCGAGACGGCACCATCGAGGAGGCGCTGGAGTATCTCCGCACTACTCGCACCATTGCCGGCCACAACGTCATCAAGTACGACAACGCGGTGTTCGAGAAGCTCTACGGCTGGCAACGGCTGGGGCCTGTGCTCGACACCAAGGTCGCCTCCGCGCTCATCTGGCCGGACATGCGCGACCTCGACTTCTCCCTGATCCGTCGCGGCTTGCAACCCATCGAGATGCAGGAGAAGGGCCTGGTCGGCGTCAACAGCGTCGAAGCCTGGGGCTACCGTTTGGATCCCGACGGGACCAAGGGGTTCCGTAAGGGCGACTCCGGCGTCGAGAACAACGACTGGTCGATGTTCACCCCGAAGATGGACGACTACTGTCTCCAGGACGTCGAGGCGAACCTCGCGCATGTCGAGAAGATCGAGTCGAAGGAATACTCGCCCGAGGCTCTCGCGCTGGAGATGCGCGTCGCCGAGATCATCGCGCTGCAAGAGCGCACCGGCATCACGTTCAACCGCGCCGAGGCCGAGAAGCTCTACGCCGAGCTGACGAAGAAAAAGATCGAGCTGGAGAACAGCTTGCGCGACATCTTCCCGCCGTGGGAAGTCGTCACGAAGCGGTACACCGCGAAGGTCAGCAACAAGCGCTTCGGCATCGTCAAGGGCGAAGAGGTCGTCCGCACGAAGACCATCATCTTCAACCCCGGATCGCGCGACCACATCGCCGACCGCTTCAAGACGGTCTACGGCTGGCAGCCTACGGAGTTCACCGCGGGCGGCAAGAAAGGCGTTGGGAAACCGAAGGTCGACGAAGAGATCCTCTCGTCGCTGCCGTATCCCGAAGCGAAGCCTATCGCCGAGTTCCTCGTGCTCGACAAGCTGCTGGGCCAGATTGGCGACGGCAAGCAAGACTCCGCCTGGCTGAAGACCGTCGGCGACGACGGCCGCATCCATGGCACCGTCAACACGCTGGGCGCCATCACCGGGCGCATGACGCACTCGAAGCCAAACCTCGCCCAGGTCCCGAAGGTCGGGAGCCCGTACGGCGAGGAGTGCCGTTCGCTGTTCTGCGCCACGCCCGGCCTCGTCATGGTCGGCTGCGACGCCGAGGGCCTGGAGCTGCGAATGCTCGGGCACTACATGGCGCACTGGGATGACGGCGCGTATGCACGCGCGGTCGTGCAGGGCTCCAAGGCCGACGAGACCGACAACCACTCGATGACGCGCAAGGCTGCGGGCCTCAACAAGCGCGACAACGCCAAGACCTTCATCTACGCGCTGCTGTACGGCGCCGGTGACTTCAAGCTCGGCACCATCGTCTACGACGATATGACCGACGAGCAGAAGGCGGCGTTCAACAAGAAGAAGGGCGACCGGAACCGCAACCTCGCCACGCTCGGAAAGGAACGCAGGGCTCGCCTGATGGGCAACCTGCCGGCGCTGAAGAAGCTGTCCGATGCCGTCAAGAAGCGCGCGAAGCGCGGCTACCTGATCGGCCTCGACGGGCGCCACATCCATGTTCGTTCCGAGCACGCCGCGCTCAACACGCTGCTTCAAGGTGGCGGTGCAATCGTGATGAAGAAAGCGCTCGTGCTGTTCGCTGATGCCGTCGATAACGACCCCGCTCTTGCGGGGCGCGTGTCGTACCTCCTCAACGTGCACGACGAGTTCCAACTGGAGACCATCCCTGAACTCGCACAGCAAGTCGGACAACTCGCTGCCGACTCCATCCGTCTCGCCGGTGAGCACTTCGGGCTCGAATGCCCGCTCTCGGGAGACTTCGCGGTCGGCGACAACTGGGCCGCAACTCACTGACCTGTACTACCTCGCCGGTTTCTTCGACGGCGAGGGCTCCATCGGCATCGCCGGTACGAGCCTTCAGGTCCGTGTCGTCAACAGCTACCGACCCACGCTGGAGCGATTCCAGCGTGCGTTCGGCGGCGTCGTAGCGGTACACCACACGGGCGACGACAAGACCCGCCTGACGTGGGAGTGGCGCGTGTACGGCGACACCGCGGCGAGCTTCCTCGCCACGATCCTCCCCATGCTGCACGAGAAGGCCGCGCAGGCTTACCTCGGGCTGCACTACCGATCCCTTCCGCCGCACGGCGAAGCTCGCGGCCACGTTCGCGATGCGCTCGGGCTGCTGAAGAAGACCACCCACTATCGAGGCTGACATGCCCTCCCTTCCTGACGACACCCGCAGTCAAGCGCTGCGCCGTGAGGTCGCGGTATCGCTCTACGCGGGAATGCTCGCGCGCTCGCCGTACGACCCCAAGCACGGCGCCGAGATGGCAGTGAAGTACGCCGACGCATTGCTGGACGAACTGGAGCGCACCGCGCGATGACTCTGCTCGAACGCCTACAGACGCACCACACGGGACGGCAGTTCATCGACGAGTTCGATCCACTGGAGGTCGACCTCAAGGTCGGCGAGTCGCCCGATTTCGTGGCACAGATCCATGCCGCCCCGAAAACCGAATACGTCGCGGAGCTTCGGATCGGGACGAGCTTTCGTGCCAACCCCGCCGACTTCGCGCGGGGAAAGGCTGACGCGCAGCGCCTCCTGATCGCTGCCCTCTACGAGGACGTGAACCGAGAGCTGCCGGTGCTTCGCCTCGCGATTTCTTCCGGTGACCGGCGAGCTGCCATGCAAGCCCTACACCGAATCGAAAAGGTCACTCACCCGTGAACACCGAGAAGTTCTGGCTCCGGTCGAAGACCGTGCTGTTCAACCTGGCGCTGGCCCTGGCCGGCTCCTGGACGGCCTTCGAGGCCGCCTTCGGGCATCTCCAGGCTGCCCTCACGCCGTTGCAGTACGGCGTCCTGATGACCGCCATCGGCATCTTCGGCGTCCTGCTGCGACTGGTCACGACGCAAGCCGTCACCACGAAGCAAAAGTGAGCGCCGTGACTCCCGCCTTGCTAGAGGCGAACCACCCGGCGTACGTGCAGGCCGACATCTCCGACGAAGAGTGGCGCGTGGTCGTCTACCCCGACGGATCGCACTACGTCATTCCCGATCCGGTGACGCTGATCTACCGCAAAGGCGGCAGCACCCATCGCGTCATCGACAAGAACGGAGTCGTCCACTGCTACGCCGCGCCCGAGACCGGGAAGTCGGTCATCCAGTGGAAGGCCCGCGAAGGCAAGCCAGCGGTCCGCTTCTAAGTGGTGCCCGAGGTCGGACTCGAACCGACACGCCTCTCGGCGGCGGCACCTAAAGCCGCTGCGTCTACCAGTTTCACCACTCGGGCTCACCCCGAAGGATACACCGTGAGCTACCTGAAGATCGCCCTCGCGCTGGCCCTCATGGGCTTCGGCGCGACGGCCGTCATCTCCTATCGGCATCTCGCCACGAAGGCCGCAACGGCCGACGCGCGCATCGCCGCGGCCGAGCAGCGCGCCGACACCCAGGCGAAGGCCCTGTCTCTCCTCTCGCAGGAGATGGTCAGCCGCGCCGAGTTCGACGCCGCGATCCGCAACACCCGCCTCCAGATCCAGAAGAGCCTCGACCATGCGGAAGCAACCGATCCTGCTGCTCGTGCTTACCTGCATGAGCGCATTCCTGACAGCGTGCGGCACGCCGCAACAGCTCCAGTGCGCTGATCCCTTCCTCCAGCCGACGCGGATCGAGGGCAAGTACCAAACCACCGACGAACTGATGGCCGACCCCGAGTCGACCACTCGGGACCTTGTGGACCACTCGGGCCAGGGCGACGACGCGCTGAAGCGCGCCAACGACGACAAGCGCGCCGCGCGCGTGTGTCTCGGGGAGAAGCCGTGATCCACCGAATCCTCTGCTGGCTCGGCTTCCACGCCTGGAAGGGCCACTACATCGCCGTCCCGACGACCGACCTGGAGCACGTCCACGACGTCATGTTCTGCCCGTACTGCGGGAAGGCGAAGGTCCTGTCGTGAGAGGCGAATGGCACGGCGGCAAGGGCCCCGCCTACCGCCCCGAATCCGAGCGCGGCGCGTTCTCGCGCGGCTACGACAACATCAACTGGAATGCGAGGAGTGAATCCGTGGGCATCCTGGAGAACGCGGAGAACGAGGTCTCGAAGGCCATCGACTCCCTGATCGAGAACCCGACGATCCCGATCCCGCATCTAAGCGCGCACCCGACGGGAAGCCGCTTCACCGTGACGCCGCCTGTGCTCGACACCGACGACGACTGGTTGGTGCTCGTGGAGAACCTCGACGCGGCCACCAATGCGCTGATCGAGTCCGACGACTGGGCGCCCGACCTGGACGGCAAGTACGAAGTCGACATGGGCTTTAGCTGGCGCTTCCGCTCGTTCCGCGGCCCGAACAAGGTGAACCTGATCGTCACCGACGACAAGACGATGTACCTGCGTTCCATCGGCGCGACGCTGATCGCGAAGCAGCTCAACCTCGTCGAGAAGGAGCAGCGCATCGCGTTGTTTCGCGAGATGCGCTTCGGCGGCTGGTCGCCGGACGACGACATCTTCGCGACCGAGCACTACGAGGGGCCGCTGCCGTGAGCAACAACATCTACGACGACCTGACCGCGCGCCTGCGCGAGCACCGCGAGATGATGCAGGCGATCCAGTCGAACGCGAACGCGCTGGCCGACCTCCTCGAAGACAACCTGCGCGCGGTCTCGCCGTGGCGCCTTCAGCGCCTCAAGAAGAAGCTCGCGTCCTTCAACGCGCACACCGGACGGTGGACACGATGAGCCTGCTTCTGCTGGTCCCCGTCGTGGCTCTGCTGGTCCTCGTGCTGTACGCGGCGAGCCGCGACGAGCGCGACAACATGCAGGGCCATTGCAAGGCTGCGGCCATCCGCGCACTGCTGGAGCACCGCCGCCGATGATGCTGACACGACCGATGGCCTACGTACTGTTGGCCTACTGCATCGGATTCCTCGCTGGCCAGGCGTTCAAGGCATGGAGGAAGCGCCGTGGATCGTGAACCGGGAGGCGTTCGCGCCTACGCACAGCGGTCCTTCGGCCGCAACGCAATCGAGATCCTTCTCACCTACGAAGGCCCTCTCTATCGCGACATCGCGCAGCCTGTCGTGTTCAAGCGCTCCGAAGAGGACGGCGCCTACGTCGATCCAACCCTTCGGCTTCGCGAGGACGAAGCGCAGGGGCTCATGGATGCGCTCTGGCACGCGGGTCTCCGCCCGTCCGAGGGCACCGGCTCCGCGGGTGCGATGGCCGCCACCGAGCGCCATCTCGCCGACATGCGCGAGATCGTCAAGAAGCAGGGGATCCTGTGACCGCACGCAACGACCGGACCCTCCTCGTCGACGCCGACATCATGGCCTACAAGGCCGCGTCGGCGACCGAGGGGGTCTACCACTTCAACGGCCCGGACGAAGATCCGGCCATCGACGAGAACATCGAGGAGGCCCTCGAAGTCGCCGAGCGCGACATCGAGCGCATCGCGAACATCCTGAAGGCGACGAAGATCATCGTCTGCCTCACCGACGACATCGACCAGGCCACCGGCGAGGTCGTCAACTTCCGCGTCGACTCCTACCCGCAGTACAAGCAGAAGCGCCTGGCCGTGCGCCGGCCGTCGACGCTGGAGCAAGTCAAGGAGTTCTACTCGAAGCGCTACGAGACCTACCAGCGCCCGCGCCTCGAAGCGGACGACTGCATGGGGATCCTCGCGACGCATCCGACGCTCGTCCCCGGCGAGAAGATCATCGTGTCCGCCGACAAGGACATGAAGACGATCCCCGGCCTGCTCTACAACCCGCGCACCGACAAGCGCAAGCCGCGCGTCATCACCGAGCTGGACGCCGACCGCTACTTCATGGAGCAGACGCTCACCGGCGACTCGACTGACGGCTACCCCGGCTGCAAGGGCGTGGGCCCGAAGTCGCCATTCGTCGCCGCGGTGCAGGAGGCGAAGAACCTCCAGGCCATGTGGCACGTCGTCGTCGCGGCCTACCTGAGTCAGGGCCTCACGCCCGAGCACGCGCTCGCGCAAGCCCGCTGCGCCAGGATCCTCCGCGCCTCCGATTGGGACTTCAGCGCCCGTCGGCCGCGCCTGTGGGTCCCCCCTGGAAAATCAAGCACTTCCGATTAGGGCCAGGGAGAGATAGAGCAAGGGGCGAAGCCCCTCTCTAGGGATCCCTTAGGGATCCTGACGACTACAGCCGTGATCCCAAGGCTGCCCTTAGAGGTAGTCCCCTGGTACGGCCACGCCGCGCGATCCGCGGCGCTCTCTACCGCCACCTTTGCGGTCCGAGGCTGTGCACAGCGCTCGGCCGACTGATGCCCTGATCCGGCGAGTGGCGACCAACTAAGCGGTGCAAGTCCGCGTCGAAGAGCCGTACGGCGACTAGATCCACGAATCCCTCACACCTTCGGGTGTGGGGGATTTTTTTCGTGTGCGAGGACACATGGCCCAAACGAAGATCGACGCGAACAACGCCGAGCGCCTGCGAATCCGCAGCATCGTCTCGGCGCACGCGCCGTTGGTGGCGCTCCTGCGCGAGATGTATCCCGCGACGCCACCGAGCATCAATGCCACGGATCGAGAGATCGGTGGGTTCATCGCCGAGCAGCGCTTGATCGAGCGGCTCGAACACCTGTTGAAGGAGTCGATGTCCGGCGACAAGCCGGGCGAGCTGCCTTCGCTACTTCGAGGACGCTGACCGATGTGCTTCAGTCACCCCAAGCCGCCGCCCGCACCGACGCCTCCGCCGCAGAGCGGCGATCCGTCGAAGCAAGTCATCTACATGCGGAACCAGTGGCTCGACGGTCTCGGCATCAACGCTGAGTCGGCTGGACGCAACTCGCTGCGTATCGACCTGGGTTCGCCTACGCCGCATCGACCGGTCTACACCGGTGGCGGCCTGCCCCCGAGCACCCTCGGGATCGGCGGTGGGCAACCGCCCGGCCCCGGCAACGGCGGCGGACACGGTGGCGGCTTCGGCTTCTTCGGTGGCGGCGGCGGTGGCGACCGCGTTCGAGGACTGATGTTCTGACATGGAAACCGCCAAGAAGCGCTACGAGTCGCTCACCGCGACCCGCAGCCTGGCGTTGGAGACCGCTCGGAAGTGCAGTGAGCTGACGATCCCGTCGCTCCTGCCGCCCGAGGGTACCAACAGCACCACGAAAATCGAATCGCCGTACCAGTCCCTCGGGGCATATGGCGTCAACAACCTGGCCGCGAAGCTGCTGCTCGCGCTGTATCCGCCCGGCAACGCGTTCTTCCGCTACATCCTGCCCGAGAAAGTCGCGCAGGAAGCGGATGACCAGCTTGCCGCCGACCAGCGCGACAAGCTCGACAAGATCCTGGCCTCCGCCGAGAACCATGCGTTCCAACGGTTCGAGACGAGTCCGATCCGCCCGCAGAAGGCCGAAGCGCTCCTGCATTTGATCGTCGCCGGCAACGTGCTGACGTACTTCGAGTCGCTGGACAACTTCCGGTTGTTCCGTCTCGACCAGTACGTCGTCGTGCGTGACGCCGCTGGCAAGCCGCGCGAGACCATCGTCAAGGAGATGGTCAACCCGGCCACGCTCGACGAAGACGTGCGCGATGCCGTCGACATCAAGGCTGACCGCAAGCAGGACGTCGAGGTCTACACCGCGATCACCTGGGACAACGACCAGTGCAAGTGGCGTCAGGAGATCAACGGGAAAACCGTTCCGAACTCCGAAGGCCACTCGCCCGTCGACCTGTCGCCGTGGAATCCGCTCCGCTGGAAAGCGGTGCCGGGCTCCGACTACGGCCGAGGCCACTGCGAGGAATACCTCGGCGACCTCATCACGCTCGAAGGGCTCTCGCAGTCCTGCGTCGAGTTCGCTGCGATTGCCGCGAAGATCGTCTTCCTCGTCCATCCGGGCGCGGTGACGGACATCGGCGAGGTCAACCGTGCGCGCTCCGGCGATGCCGTCGGGG